CACCCTCGCCGTGCTATAATATGCGAGCAGTCCGAAATTCCGGACGGAATATATCGTATGCGCGAGTGGTGGAATTGGCAGACTCGCTAGATTCAGGTTCTAGTGTCCACTCCGGACGTGCGGGTTCAAGTCCCGCCTCGCGCACCAAACTTTGTAAAATCCCGTAGTCGTTGAAACTACGGGATTTTCTTTATTTATCAATGCTTTGCGCCGTTTTTCACTTGCGCATTTTTTCTCCATAGCGGCAAAAAAACGCACGTGAAAAGCAGCTTTTAACCCGTCATTTTACGACAATTTTACGACAACTTTGCGCGCTTTCACCAGCACCATTTTTTGCCGAAGTATACATCTTTTCGCCATTCGAAAAGCGGCTTGATAATCTGATTGCTGACACGCAAGCGGATATCGAAGATTAACAGCGAAGGGGCGGTTCAAACCGTCTCTTTTCTTTGTCAAAATGTACAGTTTTTAACCACCTATAAAGTGCAAAGTGCTGATTATTTGCGCTTGATATTGCCTTTTGCGGTTTCTGAGCATAGAATACAGGCATCTTTTTTAGGTGGTGCAAATATGGGCTTGTTTGATATGTTTGCAAACAAGAAAGCAAAATTGCTTGGATTACAACGGATTGTTTTAGAAGATTCCCCCGATAAATTAGTTTTATCCGAAAAGCAGTTGAGGGCAATGGCAAGCGAGAGGGCGGCTAATAGCTTGCGCATTGTTCAAGACTGTTGCCATGCATTAGAAACAACAGTCAATCCCGGTGTATTTTTTGAGAGATTCCAGCTTCTAATTTTTCATAGCAGCGAACTATCAATATTAGAAGAATATATTTCGTTCTCTGGTGCATCACCAACAGATGCGTTTAATGTTCTCTTGAGCGAAAAGCAGGAATGCATAAGGCAATTTCTTATTAGGTATTTTAGCATAGTGTCTGGCAAAGCTGAGAGCCTAAAAACCGCAAAAGGAAAGTTGAACCAGTATCAAAAGTTTTATGACAGCTTGAAACCGTATTTTACGGAAATGAATGCCGACAATATTGATTATATTGAAACTAAATACAAAGCATATACACGGGGCATTAGCTGACAAAACAGGCATAAAAAAAGAAGGCAAGGGATTATCCCTTGCCTTCTGCTCGTTCCAAATCATCTATGCGGTGATTTGCTACTTTGATTTTTTCTTTGATGATTTCCTGTTCTTCTTCAATGTGGTATGTGCGCTCCACGAGGCTATTATGCTTGTTCACGCGCTCTTCCAAACGCTCTAAGCGATATGCAAGCAGTGCCTTTGTCTTGTTATTGCTTAGATACGCACCGGCAAGCGTCCCGATCAGAGCCAATAAGGCTACAATGATAGTCGACATATCAAAGCTCATGTGATTTACCTACTTCCAACGTAATAGCTGATTCGCAGACTTACGTCACAGCGCGCGGATGCGGTCTGCAAAGTCACAGGCCATGATCTCTCCCGTCTGGCCGCTTTTTGCGCGAATCGCGTTAGCGATATTTGTAAATAACTCGCTCAAGTTTTCCACATACTGAACTTCCTGAGAGTCTGAAAACGATGTAACATGCTTGTCCATCCACTCTTTACTTGGTTCTTTGCCAGCACCAAAAGACGCCGTCAAGTCGATCAGCATACAACTTGTGAACCAAAACGTTTTGTTGCCGCCGTCGTTGTTGTTGTAGTCAAAGCGGCAAGGATATGACCCGTCCGCAAAGCTGGTGCGATCAAACACCGCCGACAAGCGCGTCCACGCGCCAGCAGCAGCGTTAAAAGCCATGTTTTTCGCTGCGCAAGGCTCGGCAACCGGCCAGTACCAGTCGCAGGTTCCCGTGACCGCAGCCTCAAATCGGATCTTAAATGTGACATAGTATTTGTGCGACGCGACCATGGCGTGCGACGCCGACGTCAGTGTTACCTCGCCCGCGCCGGAAGGGATGATCTTGATACTGGATGCCGCCCCGTCGCCCGGCGTAATGCTAGATAACTGCCACGTGCAGTTTCCACGCGTGGCCGGAAACCAGCCCTTGCCGCTATTTGCCAAGATATTAGTCATAGATACAGTGGTAGCCATGGTGTGCCCCCTTAATACGTGCTGTTGATCGCAACAGCGATCGCGCTGTCAACGTACTGCTTGATTACCTTATTCTGCACGGGATTCGTCGATGTGCTCGACATCGCCGTGTCCACTATCACGCCACCTCCGGCAGGAATCTCTTTAATTTCCCACTTGTGCTTGTTGACCACAAGCACCTTACCATCATCGGAATCATCAGGGTTCGGGTCGGGCAGATAAGCCCCAAACAGCTCCACGGTCGCAGAGCCAAGAGCGCCGATGCTTAGCACGACAGGGTAGTTAAGGATTGTGCCTGTAAAAAGATAGTCGCTATCATTAAGCGCAGACACATAGCCAGTGCTGAACGACACAGGAAAACCGCCAGCGCTGTCAGGCAACGTGATATTGAATTTCATTGGCTTGTTCGCCGCAAGATTCGCAAGAATGGAATCAAAATTTGCGTCAAAAGTCACTGAGTACCTACTTGCGCCAGTCGATGCGTCATAGCCCAAATCGGACACTTTGGTCGATGTTACGGTAATGACCTTGCACCCCGCAGCGTGTTTATCTACATACGCTTTCGTGGCAGCGTCGTTGTCGCCGGTTGGTGTGCCAACAGCGAACCGTGAATAGTGCGATTTTCCGTCGCTACTCAAGCTGGTAATCCTAGCTGCGTTATCGCCGGAACAGTTAATGAAGACAGACGCTTCCTCTGCGTCGTTGTGCACAGCAACGCTTGGCGCCGACAGCAGGAGATCAGACTGCACGGCTCCACCAGCGTGCACACCATCGTTGATTTCCAAACTCCCGGTGACAGTCCCGCCGGACTTGTCCAGCTTCTTTTCAAGCGCAGCCTTGATAAGCGCCGCATTCTTTGCCGCTGCAATTTCACCGACATACTTTTCGTCACTCATACCGTTACTCCTTTCAATTGGCATCCCAGATGGCTTGCATCTCGTCTGCGGTCATGGCAGCAAGGCTGCCGCCGATAGATAGACCGTCGAGCCTCTTTTTGTCATCAGCGGACATCAGGCCATTTTTAGCCTGTGTTGCAACGTTCGTGTTTGCTTTAGCGTTCAATGCGGCAGCAACAACTTTATTCTGCACCGGGTTTGCCGATGTCAGAGACAGCGCCGCGTCTACGTTGATAAATGTTCCACCGCCGCCACCGCCGCCGCCGCTTGACCCGCTGCTTGATGTTCCGTTCTTCCCGATCGCGGTTTCGTAAGATACGGACATATAGTCATTTCGGATGCTTACGATTTTTTTGGTAATAGGGACAGAAACGGAAATGCCGGTGACGGTATCAACCGCGCCTACCACATCGCCGACATCAAAGGCATATTCCGCTTCGTTCAAGCTGACTGATAAATTGTCTTGATTTTGCAGCTCTGCCAATCTGGACGTACCAGCTTCAATCAGCTTTTGCGCGCTTTCCGCGCTCGGGTAGTCATATACCGCTGCATATTCATCCGCGCCTGTCAGCGTCTGCGTTTGGCTTATGCTGCCGCTTGCATCGGCGTATAGATGCACTATTGTTCTGTCCTTTAGTTCACCTTGCCCCAAGCAAATCAGATGATTGACTTTTTTCGATGTCGTTTTAACTTGGAAAGACATTGCATCAGACGAAACGGAACCGTCTTTTGTATGATCTGCGATAGGCGCGGCAGACAAAATTACCTTTTCCCCGTCAAACGACAAAACTAGTTTTCCACCCACGGATTTCAGCATTTGCATGATTCCGTCATAGCCGGTGACATATCGCGGCATTTTATAGTGGCTGATTTCAAGGCCTGAAGCATAGATATCAACAGTGAAGATTGATGTTAAACCCATCCTTGTAATCAGCGAATTAAGGACACCGTTTGCTTCGTTGTTTAACGTTAAGTAGTCCTGACCTGCGTCGGGACAAATCACCTTGGAATTAAGAATTCCGTGCCATGTCCTACCGGTATATGTCACTTCTCCGGTTTTGGTGTCAGAAGTTACCGCATCAATTACGCCGCCATACTCTGTACCGATAATGTACACATAGTGCCCGGCTTCGCAACAATGATTATTTGCGTCAACCTTTATCTCGAAATCGTTTTCATCCGAACCGAATGCAAGGTCTAGATCATACGCTTTCATTACGCCAATAGCTTGCATTGACGAATTTGTATAGATCAAATCCATTTCGGTTCGCTCCTTTCATCGTAAAGGATTAACGACAATCGGAAAGATTCACTTCTGCCTATTTTGCTATTACCGCTGGGAATTTTCTTGAAAGTATCATCTACCAGCACGCCTTTTATTACGCCGCCTACCATTGTACCGGCTGAACCGCTTATATAAGAAACATAGCGTTCGCTAAAAGCATTATTCTTTTTGCCATTTTTAAGTACGTAAACTTCTTTCGTAATCGAATCAATAACCAATTGTGTGTTAGCTTCAAGCCCATAACTAAGGCCATGAATTGCGCCACCAATAGATATCGTTGTTTCGGTTGTTGACCCAAAGATTGTAAGCCTGAAATTCGCTTCATGGTTCAGCGGATTGACTATACCTGTAAGCTCATTAGTAGTGGAATCGCGCACATACGTTGCTTCCACTTCCTTGACCCAAAACGGTTCGTCTGATAGCAGTTCCAAAGAAACCAGCATCGTTTTCATAGAATCCAAGTACTTAGACTTCGATGACGCTGTTACATAGCACTTCAGATAGTACCCGTTGACGAAAATTTTCCCCGGCTGTTTTGCAAGGACATCTTTTTCAAAGCATTCGACCAAATCGTTCCGCTTTTGAATTCCGGCAGCTTCTGTCGCACACGCAATCGCGAGATCAATTTTTTTGCTGATAACGTCACGCTTGAAGGATGTGATTTTCCCTCCGCGCTCGGTGTAGTTCCACGCATAATCATGAAGATCGGATGATTTCACATAGATGCCGCTTTCGGAAAAGTTGATTTCCTCGCCCAAATGATTCTGATATTTTACTGTTTCAAGCATTACGTAACACCCCTTACCAGTCTGCCGAATTCACGCTGATTGATATTGATTGTCTGCGAAGATTTCAGGCAATCAAGAATCTGCCGCAGAAGATAATCTGTTTCTTCGCTGTTCCGCAGCGTCTGCGCTTCCCGTTTCGGTACAACCATTTCACCCTTGTGCAGCTCGGCGATGTAGCCATCAAAAGGCACATAGTCAAGACCGGACGCATGGGAACCGTTAACACCTGCAACTGCACCTTTGGCGCTGCCATTTACGCTAACATTAGCTGACAAGCCGCCGAACAGTCCATTCCAAAGCCCCTTAAACCATCCGGTTAGCTTCCCCCATGCTCCGGCGATGCCGTCAATGATGGAATCAACCACTTTCGCGCCAGCATTAACAATTTCACCAAGGCTGTTTGCAATGCCCTCCGCGATTTTTCCCACAAGCTTTAGGCCAGCGGCAAGAAGATTCGGCGCATTACTAATCAGCGCCATTAGCAGCCCCGTCACAAGATCGGCCGCAGCAGCAATAAGTTTAGGGATAGCGTCAATAAGCCCGGAAACGATGGTCACGACAAGCGTTATCGCCGTTTCAACAAGGCTTTCTGGGTCAGATGATATTGATTCGATCAATGTAATGACCATATCAATGCCGTATTGGATGATTTGCGGGAGCATCTGCGCAAGCCCTTGCAGGATAGCGCCAACCATCGAAATACCGGACTGCACAAGATTCGGCAGAACGGTTGTTACAAGTCCCGGTATTGCCGCAGCAACAACAGGCGCAAGCCTTTCAGCAAGCGAACCGATTCCCGTGATGATTTCACCAAGTCTCGGCAGGATGTTTTCCGCTGCCGTGCCAGTGCTTTCGACAAAATTGTTAATCAGCCTGTCCAAATCCTGCGAATCATCGCCGATGCCAGTAAGCAAATTTGTCCATGCAGATTTCATCGCGGAAAGGCTTCCCTGAATCGTGGTTGATGCTTCCTTCGCTGTAGTTCCAGTGATGCCCATTTCCGTCTGCACATCGTGGATTGCGCTGACAATATCGGAATAGCTGTCAATGCTGTAATTTGTAAGATTGCCCTGCGCAGCATTCAAGGCATTTGCATCGTCAATAAGGCGCTGCATTTCTTCCTTTGTGCCGCCATAGCCAAGCTTCAAGTTATCCAGCATTGTGTAATTCTGCTTTGCAAAACCTTGATAAGCGTTCTGGATGTCACCCATTGCAGTGCCCATCTTGTTTGCATTATCAGCCATATCCGTGACTGCAAGATTAGCTTGCTTCGCCGCTGCTTCAGTGTCGCCGCCCAAAGACTGTAACAGCGAAGCAGAAAACGAAGTAACAGTTTCCATGTAGTCATTGGCTGACAGACCGGCAGTCTGATAGGCGTTGTTTGCGTACTGCATGACAACATCAGCGCTGTCCTTGAATAACGTTTCAACGCCGCCGACAAGCTGTTCATACTCGGCATATTCTTCAAGCGATTTTTTCGTCAATGCTCCGACAGCCGTTGCAGCAGCGCCAATAGCCGCAGCGCCAATTTTTGCAGCCGCACCAAGACCTTTTCCGATCTTACTGGATAGTTTTTCGGCTTTGCTGGAAGATTCGTCAAGATCGCCGTTGAATTGGTCTTTGCCTTTCAAGGCAATAGTCCCGAAAATCTTAAACAATTCCAATGGTTATCAGCCCCTTTCCATTGGTTTGATATTAAAAAAAGGCCATCAAAAAGATGACCTGAATTTCGCTTTATACATTAAAAATGTCATAGCAGATTGCTTGAATGTCTTTATCCGTCAGATCAGCATCCGTGCCTTGACGTTGCCCGTTGCTGCCGATTCTAAGGACTTTCTTTTTCCAATCAAGGAACGAATCTTCTGAATAGCTGTGGCAGTACATAATCCATAGCTTCATATTTTCGTCCTTGTCCATTTCCGCTTTTTGGCGCTCGTATTCCGACTGAAGGAATCCCGTTACAAAATCCCCAAATCGCCCACGGTTGATGTAGGAATTCATCAAGTCCATTGGACATGAATATCTGTGATATATCATGTCCATGAACTTGAATTCACCGATTAAAGCAATTTGGAAAGCGCCCTGAAAAAACTTGCATTCTTCGCATCGGCAACGATGTCCCAGATCATGCTGGGCGTAGTGCCGAACGGCATTTCGGGGATTTCGTCAGCCGGGATGCCTGACAGGTCAGAAAGCAGCGGATAGATTTTATCAGGGATAGCGCTGACGTTTTTCAGCACGGACACAGCAATTTTGTAAACCACCATGCCACCAATTTCGTCAACGGACTTTTCGCCGGTTGCAAGCTGCACAAACACATCCGCAAGATCATCCGGAAGCGTAGCCGTGATGATATCCAGCATGGGATAAAAGTCTTTATCCTTCAGGCTGCGCAGCTTATACAGCTTGACTTCTTCCGTTGCTTCTTCAGTCATTTCAATGTTTTCCTTTTTGCTCATCGGTTTTATGTTCCTTTCTGGCTGTTAAGATGCAGTTTCAGTGATGTCCTCGGGCGTGGCGGCAGTCCAGCCGGTTTCCTTGCGGATAAAGATTGCATACGGCAGTTTGGTCGTGCCATATGTAATGTCAGACTGGCAAGCAAAAGTGCCCTTAAATACGGAATTGTTTTTGTTCTTTGTTTCGGTCGAGAAGCCAGAAGTGCAAAGCGCGTGCTTAAAGATGATGATGATCGGTCTACCATCCGTAAACTTTCCGTAATAGCCGAAGCCCTCATAGAAGTGACCGGCGCGAAGCTCAGATGAAGTGACAACATCATAATTTTTGTCGGTAGATTCGGTGATCTTTCCGATAGCCAGATGCGCCGCCAGTTCTGCCGACAGCTCGGCGATGGACACTTCCATCTGCGCAGTCTCCCCGACTTTCTGCTGAAGCTCTTTGATTGCTACGGTTGCGCCATCCAGTTCCGGCGCGAAGAACTCCGGCGTAATGGTCAGCGTGCCGCCGTCCTGCGTAGCGCCGATGATAGCCGCCTGAATTGCTTCAGACGTAGGCGCAACCGTTTCGCTGTACGTCACACCCTGAAAATATACGCCAGCCCCGAAAGGGATTTTTGCGGGAGTACCAGAAGTAATGCCGCTGTTAGGCATATCAATTCACCTTCCATTCTTTGATGCTCAAATTGATTTGAATGCTTTTCAGCTCCGCGTCCCCAGTGGGGACGATCAGAGCACCAGCATAAAAAATAGCAACGGCATTGCCGCTGCTCGTAACGCCCACTTTGCCGGAAACCCGGTTGAAGTGCTTTTCGATTTTCTCTTTACCGTTTTCAAGGTCAAGCCATGAACCCCGCGAAAAGCCGGTAAGCATGACGGTCGTTTCCTGCAAGCCATCTTCGGTGTACGGCTCTGTTTCCGTGTAGCTTCCGACCCAATAGGGGTAGACGATTTTGCCCTTGCTGTTGCCGCCATATTCGCCAAAGCCATATTCAAGGCCAAGGGATTTCATGGCGCTGTCAATGATGTTCAAAACCTCTTTTGACATATCACTTCATCCCTTCCTTGAAAATCTGCTTTGCTCGGTTGATGATCTTACCCTTCGTGCTGTCAAAAGACCGTTGAAGCGTCCGGTTCGGCTTTTTGCCCGTGGTGTGATGCCAATTGCCGCTATCGTCCTGATAGCTCCAACCGCCTTTCCTGCCGTCGCCTTTGGCTGCGTATTCGCCAGTGCCGAATTCTTCCCAAATGGCATTTTGTTCAGGGCTTCCAACCGTTGCTTCACCGGCAGATTCGTTCACTCGGTGATTCCACGACCCTTTAAGCTGTCCGGTATCAACACGGCTATTGCGCTGCACCTGTGATTCGATTTCGCTTGAAGCTTCTTCCAAAAACCGAATGGCAGTGTCATTAAGTGCGGCTTTGACCTTCACAGAAAAGTCCTGAAATTCCACGTCTGCCATATTACTGACCCCCTGTGTATTTCAGATAGATTTCAAGCTGACTGCCGCTGCCCATTTCCATCGGATTGTCAATCAGCAGAATATCATACCGCTTGCCGTTGATGGTCATGCGGCTGTTTTCAGCCTGTATGCCAGCGGCAAGCGGCACATAGTCTGCAATGAAAATGTGCGTCGATTCCTGAATCTTGGCGTTGAATGTGGTGTACTTGGAATCGCCGGACTGAAGGTCGAGCCAGCCTTTAAGCGTCTGCTTGTCAACCCACGACTTCACCTGTTCGCCAATTTCGTTCTTGGTCGCGGTGTAAGTCTGTATGATCGCTGTGGTGTTGCCGCCAATACCTTTCATGACCTCAACCCCTGTCCGAATCTTGCGCGTTGATATGGCTTCAAAAAGCCCATCAGGGGCTTCGGATATCCCATGATGGAATTATCCCCGTCCATGTTGAAATAGGTCACAGAATGCCGGGAAATCGTTTCAGACGAAACACCAACCTTGTCGCGGTTGTTCATTTCCCACTTCATCAGATTGGCGCAGCCCATCCGTACATCAGCCGGATAAACAATCTTCGTGACAACGATTCCGCTTTCATCAATCAGGTTTTCCTTGACCGTGACCGTGTTACCCGAAACGCTTTTCACCGTGACAAGGCAATCCGGCATAAGGTCAGATTCTGTGATCTGCAATGTGTCACCAGCGCGGAAGGGAACCACACCATTGCAAACAATGTCATGGTCTGGAATGGACGCGGCAACCGCCCTGAAAGCCCGCTGCTGGAAGTTGTTATTGGTGTATGCACGAATAAGCAGTTCAAGTGCCTGAAGCTTTGCTTCAAGCACCTGATCTGCGTCATCCGTTGCGACATACTGCCGGAGTTCGGCAACAGTCATAATCATGGTTACACCGCCTTACGCTTCCGGGGCATTGGGCGCTTCGTCTTCCTCGACCGTGATCTCGGTCACTTCATAGCCTTCATGCTCGCGAAACCACTCGACCATGCGGCCTTCAGTGATCTGCGCTTTGCCGTAGGAAAACTGAACGCCGCCAGCGTCAATGCCGCAGAACTTGGGATTGGTAGTCACATTAATTTCGTAGCCGGTGACTTTCTTCGTTTTCTTTGCTGCCATTTTATTGTTCATCCTTTCTTTGCTTACGCAATCTTGATGTTACGGAGAACGCCAGCGTGGGCGGTGTTCTTCAGCACAGTCGCGGCGACCATTTCAACCTCGCCGTCCTTCACAGCGCCGGGCGCGTTGAAATCGGGCAGATACTGATGAATAGCGCCGTCGCCGGTCAGGGAAGCGGCGTGGAAGCCGTCCATGACGTCAAACTTGACGGCGTAGATGTCCGTCAGGCCGGTGACGGCGGCATTGGAAGCACCAATGTTACGGCTGATCCCCGCCTTCACACAGTCGTTGCCGGTGACGGTGGTTTCAGAAACCGTGTAGTGCTTGCCGAGATCCATGAAGCGCACACCATCCATAGACGTGACCTTGCGGCCGAAAGCTTCTTCGCTCTCGGTTTTGTAGCCGAGAATACGCGCCATAGTCTGAATCTTGGCAATCATGGAGCTGTTCATCAGCAGGGCGTCAGCGTCGGTGTTCTTGATGAGAAGCTGAATCTGCTCATAGAGCTGATCCGCATTGCTCTTCAGGTTGGTCATGGTGCTGATGTCGATAGCAGAGCCAGTGCCGGTGTTGTACTCGGTAGACGTACCGGCAAGCATCTTGTCAAGGCCGTCAAACTCGGTGGTCGTAGTGGTAGCGTTGCCGTTGACCAGCGTGTAATGGAACAGGCTGATAGCGGCCAGCACCTTTTCACGAATCTGATAGGCCATGTTGTTATACGGGCCTTCTGCCGCCTTCAGCACACGGTCAATCTGGAACTTGCCGCCGAAGATTTTCAGGTCAGCGGTTTTCTTCTCCACGGTCGCCTGATTCGCGGTGTACTCCGCATTCAGCGCACGGAAAGCCGCCACGGAAGGAAGCTTCTTCTGGATGTAGCTATACGTCAGAGTGCTGCCGCCCTGCGGGGAAACGCAGTTGTCAAAGGGAAGCATCTGAAGGATTTCAGATTCACGCAGAAAGATATCAACAATCTGCTGGGAAACCTTGTCGGACATACCGACCTTCATTTCAGCAAGGGTCATAGCCATAGTAATTTACCTCATTTCAAAATTATTCTTTTTTCGGCTCATAGGCCAGTTTCAGCGCGTCTTCAAGGGATTTCGGTTCGGGTTCACCGCCGTGATCGCCTTCCGGCAGTTTGTTTTCAACGACCTTCTTCTGTCCGGCACTTTCAAACTGATTCGGGAACTGCGTTTTCAGACCGACCAGCTTGTCATCCATGCCCTTGACCTTCCCGTTTTCGTCAAGCGCCAGTTCTTCCGGCTTGTACTTCTCGCGCAGCTTGAAAGCCAGATAATCAGGATCGATCGCCTTTGCATCACGCAAAGCAAGCTGAATGGCATTTTCAAGCTTGGTCTTTTCAAGCTCTGCCTGAAGCTGCGACACCTGCGTTTCATATCCGGTGATCTTGCCCTGAAGTTCCTCGTTGCCCTTGGTTCCTTTCTTCAGATCGGCAATCAGGCCGTTGGCTGTGGTCAACTCGGTTTCCTTGCCGTCAAGCATCGCCTGAAGCGCATCATACTTGCCCTTACCGACATACTCACCGCCGCCAAGGTTGGCGAGCTTGATTTGCTTGTCCTTGTTGGCTGCATCGCCGTTGTAGGCATTCAGCTTTTCCGCAAACTGTGCATACAGCTCTTCGCCCAAAATCTCTTTCAGAAATTCCATTGTGTATTCCTTCCTTTGTCGTTGTTTTTAATCGCGGTGTCACCGCAGACAAGCACTTTGTTAAATCCGGGAGTGCGCCGGAAAATGGTGATGAAAGTTTAAGCGTCATTACATCTTTGGACAATAAAAAATGCAAGCAAAAACTTACATTTTTTATCTACATAGCGCCGCGAATGTATTGCATCCGGCAATACCGTCAGCAGTCAAACCGTAGGCGCGCTGGAACGATTTCAGCGCCGCCAGCGTGCCAGCGCCAAAGGCTCCATCCACATAAGCCGTTTTGTGGCCGTGGCAGACAAGGAAGCCCTGAAGCACTTTCACAAGTTCGCCAGTACTGCCATTCCGCAGATTGTTTCGGCATACTGCTGCGCTTGTATTCTGGCCATAGATGCCATCAGCAGCAACGCCAAGCCCACGCTGAAGCGCCTTGGTCAGCGCAGCTTTTGTGCGACTGCCGTACAGGCCGTCAAGGGTAAGGCCACCGGAATAGTTGCGGTTAAGCCAAAGCTGTACTTCTCGCACGGTGTCAATCTTGCCGTCTGCGGTAGGCAGATTCATCAGTTTCACCTTCCTTGCATTCCGGCAGACCGGCAAGCGAAGTCAGGATTGACAGAATGCCAGCCAGAAGCGAAGCGCCACCCACCATCATCCAATCGACCTGATTGAATACGGCAGACGTGCCGATGGTTGCAACCGCAGTCTGCGCAACGGTCTTGACCGCGCGAACAGCAGCGGCCTTAATCCATGTTTTCCAACATCTTTTCATGGTTTGTTCCACCTTTCTTAATTTGCTTTTTGGTATGAAAAAAGGGCTTGCATAATCGCAAACCATTGATACCACTATGTTTTTTAACTTGCCTGTAACTTGCAACGCACGATAAATGTACCAAAAGCGCGGTGTGTGTTTTTAGGCATAGAAAAAGCACCGTGCGTGTGCATGGTGCTTTAATAAATCATATCATCTTCATATTTGACTTTGTTGTCTCGGTATCTTTCCAAAAGTAGATTTTCACCCGATTTCAGACTTTCCATGACTGCTGTCTTGAATTCTTCAACGCTTTCATCAGCGCTTATTCTATACGAATCATCACCAATGTCGAGAAGTAATGCGTCACCCGATGGTTCGTCAATTCGGAGTGCGCAGTCGAATTTGTCTTTAAATTTTCTCAAAAGCAAAAAACCTTCGGCAGAAAAAGCAAAATCAATTACCATCAGATCACCCCTTTCAGCATCTTTTCAAATTCTGCAAGTGCATTTGGGAAGTATTGCTTCATTAAAGCGTATTTGTTGCTATCAAACGATGCTTCAAACATATGTGCGAATGCTTCTTTTTCCAACGCTCCTTGATTTGACCAATAACTTCGCTTATGACCGTACATTCCACTGCATTTGCCCTTTGAAATGCCATCCAACAGGTCAGACAGTGAATGCTTTTCATGCCCAAGCAGTTCAAGCGAAATTGCATTGTAAGCATCTGCGGCTTTCATTTTATGCTGCTTTTTATACGTTTTCACATATTCTTTGAAATCAGATTGTAACAGCGCCCCAAAAGTTTGACTGGTAGTTGATAAATAATCATAGTTTGAAGCACCGGCAGCCATGAAGTCAATAAAGTGACCGTGTTCATGGAAGAAAGTTGCACCAGCGCCGCGTTTGTTCTGCAAGTCATCAGCAAAGTTCATATTGATCTTTTGCGTGGCTGGATTAAAATGAGCCGTACCGGCGAAGGCAGCATCAGCAACCGAATCAGACGGAACAAATTTATTGAAAGCTTTTTTAGCTTCGTCTGACCCCTTGGCAAACTTCAGATTTAAAGCATCCTTATAATCGGTTGTCATGCCCGTCTGCTTGCCGATAATCCCGTCAAAAACGCTGCTGTCGCTCTGGTCACCACTATTATATTCCGATTCTGCTGCGGCTACAAGATATTTCTGCTTGTAATCCTCAAAATTTGCTGTCTTATCCAGCCCAAAGTATTCAGCGCGTTCTTTCAACGTCTGAAGCTCACCGTCATCCAGCGCCCATTTCGCCCTTGTATTGGACGTGCAGCGGCAATTGATAACTTCCGCAGCGCTGCCGGATGGGTCACCGGGGAACATCAGGCCGTTGGAAAACTTTTCGTCAAGCTCCCGGATTTCGCCGTCAACCCGCGCATGGGAATCCCTTGTCCTGCCGTCAAGCGAAGCGTCCCACTGCTTGACTACATCACAACCCTTTTTCTTGGCCGCATACTGCGCATCACGGGTAGATGTCTGCTGAATTCTATGCCCTTCTGTTCTGGCAATGCGCTTTGCGTTGGAAAGGCCGCTGCCGGACACGTTGTTGATGTTTCGGGCAATGTCGCTATAAGGAAGACCGGAAGCAATGCCCCGGCTGATTTCCTGCGTGATGGTCTTTTTCAGCTTGTCATAGTTTACGCCAAGATGGTTATAGTAGCCATCAACGATCTTTGAATCTGTCAAAATAGCTTTGACTGCTGCCGCCTGATCTATCGGTGCGATGATGGGGACACCTTGCTTTGCTATATCGTACATCGTGCCAATATATCCGGTTTCATAGCAGCTTTTCAGATATTTGTCAATCGTGGCGTAATTATCGCCGTGCAGCTTGTCAAGAACGCCGCTTACCTGACCTTTAAGCGCCTTTTGATAATTCTGTTGATAGACCTTTGACCGCTTCTGCGATTGCAGCAGCGCCTTTGTAGCATCGTCAAGCCCGTCCTGCGAAAGCGCCTGATCTAAAAGGTCAATGTCTGCCTGAAATGACTTGACTTTATCGGTGATGTCCTTCAGCGCCCGTGCGTACTGCTTTTCAAGCTCTTTGATTGCAGCTTCTTCGCTATCCAAAAGGGACTGCTGGACTTCTTTTTCCCACTTATTCAATCACATCACCGTTGCCCTCATTCGGCACAATACCGCCAAGCGCCGCCTGTGCCGCTACTGTTGGGTCATCTTCAGGCTTTGGAAGCTTGTCCTTGATATCATCATAGTCCAAATCAAGCGCTTCGCAGATAAGTTGCTTGGTCAATTCATCGCCAAGCTGTGCGGATGCGTTCAGGATGGTTGTCAGCTTTGCTTGCTGCTCCTGCGCTTTCGTCAAGTCAATCTGTGCGTTTTCCTGCGCATTGGTGATAATTTCACGGTCAAAGGAAAAATAAATGTCCTTTTGCTCGTAATCCGTGCCTTGCGTGTCGTTGATTTCTTTCAATACCAGCTTCAGCAGCTTCCGCATGAACTGCTTAAGGCTAGGCAGAAGGCCAGTACACTTCAAATCAAGGTTCGCATATGCAGACTTGATTGCAATGCTTGTCGTGGCGCTTGTGTCCTTCAGGGCTTCCGTATTCACGCCCATGCCAAAACGGAAAATGTTCTTTTCATCCACTTCCATTTTTGTTTTTCTGGCTTCAACCGGAATGTCAACGGTCTTAATATCAACACTGCCGTCATCGTCAAGGCCGATGTGCTTTTTGGCCTTGATATTCATCATCAGTTCATCGAGATTGTCGCCCTGAAAGCCCCTGACCACATACAGCGCTTCATTTGTGTCCTGAATGTTGTTGGAAAGCCCGGCATTCATCAAGTCATAGTCATCAATTAGGTCTTTGATTGGCTTTACGCCGCTGACCTGCTTCTTGCCATTATCCAGCCGGAAGAAAGGAATAACGCCGTAATCATCGTAGTATGTATTTGTGTCACCATCTTTTTTGTAGATGATGTGCGGCCTTGGATTGATGCCAACGGACTTATCCAGTTCCATTTCCCCATCATCGACTTGGCAATAAAAAACGGTCTGGGACTTGTCCCAAACCTGAATACGCTTGATTGTCTTGTTGTCCTTGCCGACGCGCTCGATGTACCAGAAGATCACATAAGCACAGCCGTCATCCGTTTCCTTTTCCCGGACTTCCACGACACCGATGCTGTCAGCCGTCTGGAACGCTGTCCTGTCGTTTTCATCTTTGTAGGCATACATATATTCAAAGCCCTTGGAAATGCAGCCAACAAGCAATTCATACAGTTCAGCGGCAAAGGATTCATTTTCGTTGAAATATGCGTCAAGTTCCGCTTGCAGTTCCGGATTGTCCGATTTCACAAAACCGTCCTTCCCGGAAAGCATATATTGCGCTTGCTGATCGGTAAGCAGTTTGAAGAAGGGGTGACTGATTCTAATATTGCTTTTTGTTTTATCTTCCTGAAGCGTTCCATCTGCATCAAAGAAGAAAATCCGATAGTTATTGATATCATGATTGCCTTCATAATACCGCAAGCCGACCTTCGCAAG